GTTTTTCTTTCTTTACCAAGTGTGGTAAAATTTAAACAAAGAAGAAAACCAGGACCGTAACCCGGCCCTTACACACCTCGAGTCCGTGACCACCGGATTATACGTCGCCCACCACACGGCGCCTTTTCCGACCACTCTCGAGAGTCGTTGGGAGTTTCGTCCGTGACCACCCGGTTGGCAGTCGACAGACGCTTCCGGACCACTAGAACCTCCTCGAGCGACGCACACACAGCACACACACCGCCTTAGCTGCACCTACGGCAGCGTTGATAGCGCGGATTTATGAGCGAGCACACCATCGCCCACTCCATCACATTACCACCCGGTTACACCCTTGCCCTAATACCCCCTGAACCTGAAGCAGGATGGGAGATGCTGGAGTGGCGTCACAGCGACCTCACAACCGTCGCGGAACCCGTAACGTTCGGGTCAGCGCCAACACCGTCACCGTCAATGGTAGAAGAAACCAACGGCGTCGGACCGGAAGGCAAGTTTCTCCCCCTGACAATTTCACCGCTGCTGCACAAGACCTCGCGCAAAGCCTTGACGCCAACACCGTCACTTTCCCCGCTAACATCTCTAGCATGCCCGAATTCCGGAATTGGGCCAAGGGAAAGATCGACCTCGACTCCGATTCCATCGGCTGGTACTTCAAGTACCTTGACCCAGCGGGTGCTACAGAGTCTGCGCGCGCCGTCGGCGAGTACTCGAAGATCCCTGACGGCCTCGTCAAGTTCTCCGTCGACGCAGAGATAAGAGAGATCTATAACGAGGAGTGCCCCGTCGTCACTGACGTGTCCGTCCCCCTCGACGGCCGCCAGTGGAGCCTCTCGATTTTCTCCTTTCCGATGTTCAGAACCGCCTACGTCGCCGTAGCGAACGTCGAGAACAAGGAGATGTCGCTCGACGTTGTCAACGACCTCATCGAGTGGCTCAACAATCTCGCCGACTGGCGTTATGTCGTTGACTCTGAACAGTGGATTAACTTCACCAATGACACCACGTACTACGTCCGCATCCGCGTTCTACGTCCAACCTACGACGTTCCAGACCCCACAGAGGGCCTTGTTCGCACAGTCTCAGACTACCGCCTCACTTATAAGGCGATAACATGTGAAGCCAACATGCCAACACTCGTCGACCAAGGCTTTTGGATCGGCGGCCAGTACGCTCTCACCCCGACTAGCCTACCGCAGTACGACGTCAGCGAGGCCTACGCTCTGCACACTTTGACCTTCGCCAGACCATCCAGCGCCGCTGCACTCGCGTTTGTGTGGGCAGGTTTGCCACAGGGTGGCACTGCGCCTGCAGGCACTCCAGCCTGGGAGCAGGCATCCTCGGGTGGCTACCTCACCTGGCGCCACAACGGTACTACTTTCCCAGCTGGCTCCGTTAGCTACGTTCTCCCTGAGGGTTTCGCCCTTGAGCGCTACGACCCGAACGACGGCTCTTGGACCGACTTCGCTTCCGCAGGAGACACCGTCACTTTCCGGCAGGTCGCCGTCGACGAGGTCGTTGTGACCAACAACCCCGCCGGCGGCGGCAGCGCCCCCACCTTCACCGTGAGAGTGCCCCCTTCAAACGCTTACACCAACACCGTGTTTAGGAACACGCTCTTAGAGACTCGACCCTCCTCTCGTAGGCTCGAACTCCCTATGCCACCTGCTGACTTTGGACAGACGGTCGCCAACAACCCGAAGATCGAGCAGTCGCTTCTTAAAGAAACACTTGGCTGCTATTTGGTCCACTCCAAAATGCGAAACCCCGTTTTCCAGCTCACGCCAGCCAGCTCCTTTGGCGCCGTTTCCTTCAACAATCCGGGTTATGAGCGCACACGCGACCTCCCGGACTACACTGGCATCCGTGACTCATTCGACCAGAACATGTCCACCGCTGTGGCCCACTTCCGCTCACTCTCCCACTCCTGCAGTATCGTCACTAAGACCTACCAGGGTTGGGAAGGCGTCACGAACGTCAACACGCCTTTCGGCCAATTCGCGCACGCGGGCCTCCTCAAGAATGAGGAGATCCTCTGCCTCGCCGACGACCTGGCCACCCGTCTCACAGGTGTCTACCCCGCCACTGACAACTTCGCGGCCGCCGTTTCTGCCTTCGCCGCGAACATGCTGTCCTCCGTGCTGAAGTCGGAGGCAACGTCCTCCATCATCAAGTCCGTTGGCGAGACTGCCGTCGGCGCGGCTCAGTCCGGCCTCGCGAAGCTACCCGGACTGCTAATGAGTGTACCAGGGAAGATTGCCGCGCGTGTCCGCGCGCGCCGAGCGCGCCGCCGCGCCGCTCGTGCCAATTAGTTTGCTCGCTCCTGTTTCGCCGTTTCGTAAAACGGCGTGGTCCCGCACATTACGCGTACCCTAAAGACTCTGGTGAGTCCCCGTCGTTACACGACGGGTCTGCCGCGGTTCGATTCCATTCCCAAGCGGCAAGAAGGACGTAGTTAGCTCTGCGTCCCTCGGGATACCA